ATTCGGATCTCCTCGATTTTTTGTTGTTCTTATCTTCGCAGTGGTGTCACGAACGGATCAAGTTGATACCAGCCAGGAAACCGAATGCCCTCCGATTTTGTCGGAGGGCATCAGGTTTTGATTTGTTCTTAAGCGTTGTTGCTCTTCAACAGAACGACCGCATCCTTGTTCCAAGGAGTTCCACCTAGACGAGCCAAGCCGTAGAAACGGACATTCGGCGCGGCAGTGTAAGGATCTCTAAGGATCGATACAGAGCGGTGAATAGCAGCGGCGTAACCCTGGCGAAGATCACCGAATGCCACAGGGAAGTTGGCGGCACCAATAGATGGAGCATCATCAACTTCAACGACCGGCTTACCTAGAATGTAGAATGAGCCGTTGCGGTTCTCAACGAGGGGAGTGTTGTTTAGGTTTGGATAGGCGAAACCGATCACAGAGGCAAGAGTTGCCGGTGATAGATACCACTTAGCATTTGCGCGAAACTTCTGCGGAAGTGCGAAGAATGTTGCTAGGAATGAGGTGTTGGATAGCGCACCAGCCGACCCAGATAGCTGGGTTGAGTAAGTTGAGCTAGCCACGAAGATACCAGCAGCCTGTTGGTTTCCAGAGCCGGTTCCAGTTGCGATCTGGTTCTGGAATTTTTCAGCAAAGTCGCCATAGATGCTCTCTGTGACCCAAGTCTCGGCGCCTTCAACGCTGTCCAAGAATTGCTGGGATGCGCGCTGGTCGGTGTAGAGGTCGAATGCTTGGAGAGTTCCATTGGTGAATGTTGGCTCTGTCTGCTGGGTTCTTGCTCCGGTTTCGGTTGCGTTAGCAACGGTTCCGTGAGTGTCCTTGCGAGGTAGGAACACAGTTGTGTCGCCCGAGATGTTAAACACAGTTACATCTTCTAGCAGAGGACTAATCTTGCGGAATTTTTCGATTAGTGGAGCATGGATTGGTTCTGGAACAACGAAACCACCATTAGCATCAGTTCCGGCGATCAGTGTGGCACGATCTTCAGCACCGGTTTTGATGAATGAACGGAATGCGGTTGCTTGCTTGTCTGCCTCGGCAGTTTCACCAAGACGACGGCCATCCTGGGCAATTGCCCTGGCTTCCTCGATCTCGGCATCTCTTGCCTCAACACGTAAGCGGTCAAGCTCTTCAAGCTTGCCAGTGATTTTCATTAGCTTGTCGCGGTCTTCCTGGACAAGTTGATCGCCCTTAGCAGCAAGATCGGCACCAATCTGGCGCAACTCCTCTGCCTGGCGGTCGATAGCACGATAGTCCATGCTAGTTTCCTTTCGGTTTGTTAGGGATGAACCCGAAACCTGGAACGAATGTCTGGGTTCGGGATTGGGTTTTTCCGGTCGCGCCGACCGATGACCGATCATTCTCTGCTGATGAGCCACCAGCCAGAATGTCGGAGCCTGTTCCGGCGTTGGCTATGATTTCAGCCTCCACCAAAGTCGTTGTGAGTGTTTCCTCTTCAAATGGTTCGATACCCTCAGCCTCAACTTGATCTTCATCAAAGTTTGGATCAACTGATTTGATGACCGAGCCGATCGCATCGATAGCAGTTTCGATCTGGCCGACAGCAGATTTGAGAACCTGCTCATTAGCATCAGATAGAACACGACCTGCCCGAGTTTCCAATTTAGCGGCATTAGCCAAAGTTTGAGCCTGTGATCTAGCCTCGGCAGTTGTTTCCGGGTAGGCAGGCATCGAGGTGACGGTTAGTTCGGAGATGCGAGCTTTGATGATTTCCCGACAGACGAAACCATCCTGGACGAACCAGCGGTCATCATCAACGAGCATCCTGTAAGAACATCCCCTGATGTCGCCTCGGTCCATAGACACCCGAAGATCTTTTGCCCAAGATGTTTCCGGAGGGAATGCTGTGAATACGACACCCCTCTCATCCTGTGTGGCGATCATAGTTCCGGCCGAAACCCGACCAAGGACTTTATCGGTAGCGTGATCAAAGAGAGCAACCAGATCAGGATCTAATTCGACAGAGCCAGGGAGCATTCTCTCGCGGAAACCACCAAGATCAACCGACCAGCTGTTAAATAAGATGGCGCGACCATTGATGCGAGATTTACCTCCCTCGGTGACGAACCGAAGTTCGCCCGAAGAATTGGCGCGGATCTCTGTGGTCATTTGAGTGGTTCCTTCCATGGTTCTATGTTTGTCTAGGTGTCACATTACTGATCAGCTTGATCAAGTTTTTCGGTTTCCCTGTAAGCCCAATCGCGGGCAGAGATAGCACCCTCCCGATCAGGGCCACCACCCCAGAGGAGCATGGCTACCAAGCCGGGACCAGGATAGTCCGGATCATTAGGATTAGAGTTTTTGGGAGCATCCAGATCAACCAAGTGGCGATCTATCCATGGCCCGATCTTGCGGATTTTATTTTCCGAAACTCGACCGGCAGCAAGTTCTTTGGCATCCCGAATGGTAGCCGGGACTAAACCATCTCCACCCTTGCCCTCTTCATAGTAAGCCAAGCCCCTTTTGGCATTGTTTTGGACATAGTTTGGAACGTTGATGTCCCCAATTGCCCGATCTTCCAAAGCCTGGGAAACGATTGCCGATGGATCAATCTCCAAGCCGGAGAGAGTTAGAGCTCTGATGATCGGAGGGAGGACTTGTTCCATAGCCCAAGTTTTTGTTGTTTCGATGTCCCGACCCCTTTGTTGATCTTGATCAGCCCTTAGCCGGATGCGATTGATGGCATCCTCGATGATTGGAGCTAGGGCATCCCGAGAATTAGTTGAGGGAGTTTCAGGAAGAATTTGAGCAGGAGATTGGTTATCGGTTGAGGGAGTAATAGCCGAGGCAGCAATCATGTTGAGAGGGACTAAGTATTCATCCCCTCCCTCATAAGGATCAAGATCTTCGAATGCCCTGGCCTCATTTCGGTTGATCACGCCAGCATTGATGAGAGTGTTATAGCCAGCGGTCCTTGTGGCATAGTCCCCTCTTAGGATCGCATCCACGTTAAACCGGACATAAAGCTCTTCCTCGCCAGTGGTAAAGAGTTTCCGGGTTGTTCTCTCGTAATCAACCGCGATCGGTGTGATTGTGTGTTGGGCGAACCAAAGTCCAGCCTGTTCGGAGTTTGTATAAGTTCCATGGGTCCAATCTTGGACAAGTGGAAGAGGCACTCGATAGATGCGACAGATTTGTTCGAGATACCATCTCATCTGGCCAGTGAGATCAGCATCTTTGAGGGACATCTGGTTTTGTTTGACTTTGATGCCCCGATCAAAGATGCGAGTTTTTCCAGCCCCGATGACCCCTTGGGTTGTTGCTAGTGATGCGGCAATAGCTTTGATGTCGTCACCGGTGAGAACGCTGTCGGTTTCCAGGTAAGTTGGGAAGTGTGTCCCATTGTTGAGGAAACGGCCAAAGAATTGTTCGGTTGCTATTGATAGCCCGATTGTGTCCTTGATGAGATCAATTGGTGAGCTAGCCTCCAAAGGATTTTTGAGGAATGGGCCACGATGATGGATGAGATCTTTTGTTGAGTAAGTTCCGGCGGGAGTTATTTCATCGCCCTGGTAACGATAGGCGATTTTCCCGTTTGTTGTTCTGATCTCTGGGTTTGAGCCGAAGAGTGGCCAGAGTTCGAATGGCCGGCCGTTGCGATAGATAACTCTCCAATAAGCGTTTCCAGTGATGTCCTTGCGAATTGATGTCCATCTTTGGAGTTCGCCTCCGGTCATAAGATCATTTGGGCGATCGAATAAGAGCTTGGCAACCGGATGATCAGTTATGGCCAGGCGTTTGCGATCTTGCTTTTGGAATACGCCACCGGGAAGAGTGGAGAATGTTTCGGCCCGAACCTCAATACAAGAGGCGACAGCAACCGAGGCCAGAGCTGTTTCAGGAGTGACCCTAACACCAGAGGCGGAAACAGTGCCACCATAGAAGAACGCATTGGCAAGAGCATCCAGGGCATCACGCTTTTCACCACGACCGCGGAGAGCAGTAAAGGGATTTAGAGGCATCCGATCAGTTCCTTCTCTGTGGAGATCGTTATAGTCAAGTTTCGCCTAAGTGTCACGCTATAAACTTACATCCAAAGAATAGATGCCTCCTGTTGAGGCGAATGATGGGCCACCAATTGACCATTCACTCTCGGCGATGTGAGCAGCCATGGCCAGAGCAACGGCAGCATCGATGTTGTCGAATTTGGAAACTTTGGTCATTCGCCAGCCTGATGGTGGAATTTCCTTAGCCCCAGCATTGAGAACGTGTTTGGTGAGTAGAGGATCGCCCCCATGTTTTATTCGACCAAGCTGGATGAGATCATAGAGGTTCATTGAGGCAGGGATCATTCTGTTGGCGTGTTGAGGGAAGTCCTCAACAGGTAAGCCCTCCCGAGAGAGTTCATCCATGATCGCGAAGAGGTGAGCCGGATCGACTACGATACGAGTGACGTTATAGTCCCGATGTAGTTCGCGGAGAATTCTTTTAAGTTCTTCAAAGTCCAGGAGGCCAGCCTCTGGATCAGCCTCGAATGACCAAGCTTTGACGTTATGGATACCATTTTCATCTCTTTGATCAAGGACAACAGCAGTTTTATCTCGGCGAGGAGCAGCATCAACGCCGATCACGCATGGCTTTTCGAGATCAATAGTTGGTTGATCAGAACATAGTTCCCAAGCTTTTTCGTTAAATGCGCGAGCATTGACCCCAGTGGTTGGAGTGAGATTGAGATGTAGCCTCTGGAATACCGGAAGAGGAAGAGCCTGGAATTGGCTTTTGAGCATGTCCTCTGTTATCCAAGAGGCAGGATTAGCTTTGCGCCAAGTTTTAGGATCAGCAGGATCATCGGTTTCCTTAGCCCCTTGCCAATAAACGAATGCCCTTGGATCTTGCGCCCAAAGTTGCCTAAGTTCATCCAAAGTTCCACCAGGATGGGCGGCGGCCGTAGTAATAGCAACGAACAGGCCCTCTTCACGACCGACCATTCCAGTGACCATGCTCTCGATCATTTCGAGGTTTTTCATAACATGGACCTCATCCCCAGAGGCAAAGCTTGGGTGAAACCCTTGGGAAGTGTCGGCATCGAATGGCAACGCGCGGAATGTTGCGCCTGTTTCAACGACTTCTATGACCGATCGATAGATTTTGGTTGATGCCCTCAATAGTGGATCAGCATTGATCATTCTTTTGGCAGTGTCGAAGATGATCGCAGCCTGTTGCCTGGTTGTTGCGAACGCGTATTGTTCCCCTCCATAAACCGGTTCGGCGTAAAGATGATAAAGATGGAGCATGGCCGTCAATTCCGATTTGCCATTCCATCTTGGTATTCCATAGAGAGCTCTTTTGATTTTCCTTTTACCTGATCGGTCGAGTTGCCCATAAGTTGGGAGGATCATGTTTTCCCATTGGAATGGTTCCAGGATGAATGGTTTTCCAGCCCATCGGTCCTTCATGTGGCGGACATGAAGTTCGGAGAACCGAGCAACTCTTTGAGCTTTGGCAAGTCCTTTTTGAGAGTATTTTTTTCGGGTCATTTTTTAGGTTTGTCGATGGCTTGGTTGAGTGTTGAGAGCAGGGACATTCCACTAATTTCCATCAGGCCCAATCGAATGCGAGCTGCCGGAGTAAGCCCAAGAGTTTCGGCATAGCGGAGCATTGTGGCGGCAGCATCTTTTTGGATCTTGATGGATGGGTTTGGCATTGGGCCATTTGGTCCTTTGACTAGAATGCCAAATTGTTGGATCTGATTAGAGGCTTGGGCATGAACATAAACAGCCACACAATAAGCCTCCAAAGCCGGGAGGAATGACGATCGCATGTTGTTAGCCCCTCCAAGATCTTGGACAATAGTTCGCCAGACATCATGAACCTCCTGGGGAATGTTACTTGATGGCGGGAATGTTTCCGGTGGAGCCTGAATTGCTATTGGTGAGATCTGCCGAGCTTTTTTGGCCTCGCCAGGTAGAGGTCGGTTTCCGGTTTTCCGAGTGGCTCTTTTAGGATCAGCAGGTCGCCCCTTAGTCATTAGTTTCACCGAACCATTGATCAGCAATTGCCCGAGCCACAACCTCCATCATTTTGGGAGGAACAGACATTCCGACAAGATACTTGCCGATCAATTCCCCTCTGGCCTCATAGTCATCAGGAAACGAGCCGATACGTTTAGCCTCGCGGAATGTTAGAGATCGGCAGGTGTCCCAGTGTCGCAGAACATTGGATGCTGTGAGAGTTGGAGCAGGTTGTTGATCATTGATGCGAATGATGTTAAACCCAGAATTCCGTTTTTCCAATTCGATGGTGGCCACAGAATAAGGTCGCCCCTTAGCTGTTAGAGGCCACCATTTGAGATCGAATGGAGCCGGTGAAGTGTGAGCAATTTCGGCATCAGTAAGATCTTGGACATCGGAACAAGCTTCCCCAGCAGTGACCCATTTGGATGATGGATTGAGAGTTAGAGGTGGAAGATCTAAGTCCTCCCTAGATGCTACGAAGAACACTCTCTCCCTTTTTTGGGGGACAGAACAATCAGCAGCATTGACCAGGAACAATTGGGGACGATAACCGATCTGCCGGAGCCGTTTCATAACAGCTTGGACATAACCCCGAGCATTGCCATGGATCATGCCCTTGACGTTTTCCGCGACAATAACTTTGGGCATTAGCCTCTCAACGAGATCAAGATAGTCGAAGAATAGGTCATCGAGAACCTGGACGGCTTGCCCCTCGCGGAAGTGTTTTTCCCGACCCCAAGCTTTTTCCCTAGAACCGGCCATCGAGAATGTTGAGCAGGGAGGAGAACCATCCAAGATGTCCAGATCAAAGAGTTCGGGAGGAAGTTCCATTGTGACCAGATCTTTGATTGGAGCCTCGATGAAGAGTTTTGGTTTCAGGTTTTTTTCATAGTGCCAGCGCATTTCAGGATCGATGTCGTTAGCCCCGATGAGATCATAACCAGCCAATTTGTAGCCCATTGATGAACCACCACCACAAGAGAACGTTGAGAATACTTTTCGGCCATTCTTAGGGATGAGATCAAGATCGGACAATAGCCAGGAGGATGGGTTTTTAGCGGGCATCGAATTCGAACCCACATTCCGGACATTGATGATCAAAGTCAAAGCTATCCACATCGATCTCTTTGGTTGAGTTTTGTTGTGGTTCTGGGGAGCCTGGGAGTTCGAAACCAAGAGAGCCGGGAGTAAAGCCAAGATCGGTGAGAGCCTCTAATTGAGCAGCAAGGAGAGGTTGGTTCCATTTGGCTAGTTCGGCCGATCGATTGTCGGCGATGGCGAATGCTCTTCTTTGTTCCTCGGTCCATTGATCAGGAACGATGATGACTTGGATCTCTTCCCATCCCAGCAATTTAGCGGCTTGGAGTGTTCCATTACCAGCCAGCACGATGTTGTCGGAAGTTATGACCACAGGTTTCCTTTGACCGAATTGAGCCAAGCTCTCGGCCAGGAGATTGATGTTCCTCTTTGAGTGTGACCGAGCATTGTCGGGATCAGGGATCAGATCGATAACCGGATAAGTTTGTATTTTCATTCCTGTGAGCCTCTCGCAGATCGGTTCCAATTGTGACCACATTTTGGACAAGTGATGATTGGGTTTTTAGCTGTTTTATCGGTTTGGTTTTTTTCCGTTTCAGGATCTATGTCTGCTACCGGAACAGTTGGGAAACCGATCTCATTGATGTTCCAGCCAGCATCATTGAGATCGACAAGTTGTTTGGCCAGAACATCAGCATTCCATTCGGCTAGTTCGGCAGTTCGGTTATCAGCCAGAGCATAAGCCATGGCATCAGCATCCGACCAATCAGCCGGAGTTCTAACGACATCAATAGTTTTCCATCCAAGCCGGTGAGCAGCCGTCAAAGTGCCATTGCCAGCCAATACTTTATTGTCCTGGGTTATGACGATCGGTTTGACTTGACCAAAGTTTCGAAGTGAATTAGCTATGGCCACCAAGTTAGTTTCATCATGGAGCCTGGCATTGTTTGGATCAGGAATGAGCAGATCGATTGAGATGTTCTCAATTTGTAGCGGTTCGGTCATTGTTGCCTCTCTGTTGGGAATAGTTCATTGATTGCCGAGGTTATAGTGTCCCCAAGTTTAGAACATCGCCAGGCAAGTTCTGGCCGAGCTTGTAAGCCAAGCCGGAGCAGAGCATTGCCGATCATAGTGGCCTCCAAGATTGACCGAGCAATTTGTTCATCGACATTGGTTGAGGAGATGGTCACAGTTACAGGAGCCGGTTGATCAGGGATGGATTGGAGATCAATAGAGTTTCGCCGGCGATGAGCTTTGAGCCGGCAATTTGGGGAGGCGTATTTAGGAGCCGGACCGGTGCGGCCAGATCGGACGACCGGTTGATCACAACCACAAGAGCATCTGGGAACCTCGACCATGATCTAAGTCTGCCCGAAGTGTCACGAAACCCGTTTCATCAACACGCCAAAGCCGTTTCACCAAATTCCCAATTTCGGGGGAGTGCGACTTCTGCTGGCTAGGGCAGGGTCGGCTTGTTGGATTGTAGTGATTACCCCTCCCCTCCCCCATGGGTTGATTTAGAGCCTGTTTAGAGGTGTTTTTGCGATCATTCCCAGGAGTGTTTGAGCCATCCCTCTTCATGAGCTTGTTTCGGGTTGGTTGTGACCCAGTGATGGCATAGCCGGCAGAGCAGAGCCAGGTTGTCGCGATTTAGGATTGAGCCTCCCCTAGCGCGGGACTTGATCTCATGGACATCGGTTGCCCGAGCCTGATGGCATCTTTGGCAGGCAGGTTGATCGAGTAGGAGTTCTTTGACCAGAGGGATGCGGTGTTCGCGGTAAAGCTTGGCGGTTTTATTTGACCGGCGGCGGATCGTCATTCCCTAATTCTAGGGATTGGGTAACACCGAGCCGGATGTGGTAGTTCTGGCATTGAGAACAGTATTGGATGAATGTGGTTGTTCCAAGCTCTTCAAGCCTGTGAGAGATCTGGTTGAGGATGGATTGGGCGATTGTTTCGGTTGGGTATTTAGTTAGCCGGCAGGTCATTGGGTTTAGGTTCCTCCCGATCATTGAGCCATTCGCAGTTTGGGCAGGTGTAGCTTTTACCCATAGCCAGTGGTTGATCAAAGTCCTGGTGGCAGAATTCGCATTGGTATTGGAACGGATAGCATCTGGCGCAATAAGTATTTCCACAGCCGAACGTCATTGATCTTTTCCCCATCCTTTTCCTTGGAACACTATGCCAGGAGCTTGATAGATGCGGGTCATAAGTGTTTGGCAGTTTGGGCAGTGCGGGATTGGAAGTTCCATTGCGATCGGGATTGTTTCGGTTTGGATGGCATCGCATTTGAGGCAGGCGAATTGATAGGTTGGCATTTGTTTCCTTAGTCGAGATCTGGATCTGGTCGGAAACCAAGATGGAGTTCTGGGTTCCGGTTGTCGGTTGGTGTTAGTTCGGTTGTGGATGAGAGATTAGGTCGGTCCATTTGTTGTGGCGGGCAGGTGTGTTCTTTACGCCAAGCTCTGATCAGGTTGAGAGCATTGGATTGATCGGTTTCGAATTCCGCACCACAGGAGCATCTCTCGCGGATCATGATAGATGGTTAGCCTCCCGATCATCTTTTGCCCAGGCGATGAGGTTGCGGGTTTGGACGATGATAAAGATGGCCGAGGACATTAGGAAACCATACTGTCCCGAGGTGATGGCATAGATAACCCAGAGGCCAGAGTTTATCAGAGCTACGACCCAGCCAGACTTCTTTTTGCGACCGGTTAGGATCAGGCTAACGACACCTAAGCCGGCGAGGATAAACGACCAGATCATTAGATTTCAAGCCTGATGAACCGGATTTGTTTGCTGCCAAAGTCTTTGAGAGATTGGATCTTAGTAGTCCCATAGAGCCGGTTAGCGTTGATGATCTTATTGTTTCCCAAGTAGATGGCCGAATGATCAAAGCTTGTTGAGCCGGTGTTGGCGAATACTACGATGTCCCCAGGTTGAGGTTTGGAAACCCGATCACCGAGATGTCCCTGGGCATTAGCCGAATGAGGAATGTTGATGCCGAGCTGTTGATAAGTCCAGACAACAAGCCCCGAGCAGTCCCAGCCCGATGGTGTAGCTCCTTGGAATACATAGGGAGTTTGGTTGGCTTTTGAGATCAGAGTGTTGAGAATGTTTTGGAGTTGTTGTTGTTTGATCAGAGCCTGGATTGGGTCATGGGTTTCGCAGTTTTGGATTGCCTCCTGTTCGGTTTTGTAGTTATCCCAGCAGTTATTTGATGGAGCCGGTGTTGGTGTTGGATTGAGATAGCCGGCATTCCAGCCGATGCCCAAGAGAATGAATTGGGCGATCATTGAGATGATTAGGATCTTGCGGATAGTTTGTTCAGGATTTTTCATCAGGTGCCAATTCCTTGCCTAGTTTTTCCGATTTGGCTATCCATTGGGAGAGGACTTTTCCAAGATCGAGGAGATTGAGTTGATCGTATTGAGGCCAGAGTTCTGGGGATAGAACCTCTCGGAATGCGATTTGGGTTTTGATAAAGCTGTCGAATGTTGGGGACATCATGATGTCTAAGAGAACCGGAGTTGGTAAAGCGTAAGCCCAAGGGACAGTTGCCTCGAAGTCATCCAGGGAGATGGTGATAAGTTTGACGACACTCATTGATCTTCCTTTGTATTATCTTCCAGAATAGTCCGAGGCTAACACGACTAAGGGTTGGAGCTTTGCCCATCAGGTTTTGGGATGGTTGCTGTGTTATTGATGTCCTTGATGGTTTGTTTGACCCAGTGGCAGACATCACAATCTTCCTCTGTGACGGCTTTGTAGTTACAGACAGCAAGATGAGGTTGGATCAGGTTGATGATGCGCTGCCTCTCGGCGATCGCACCGGTTTCGAATGCTAGCTGGACCAGTGAAGATGATCTGGCTTGTTCAGGGTTATTCATTTGGTTGCTCCTCTTTGATGATGATGTCCCGATCAAGTCCGATGAACGAAACGCTGTCCCAGATTTGATTGGTTTTTGGGTCCATCCAGATTTGGATGAAGAATGGATCAGAGTGCCATCCATTGGCGATGGCGATCTCTGCCCATTTGGATCGGTGGATTTCCATAGCTTCCTGGAATTTAGTCATGAGGGTTTCCCAGAGTGGCGTGTGGATAGTTGATTTGGTTGAGTAGTTGGATGATCTTTGGAGTTTGTTCCCAAGAGAATTCTGATCTCCCGAAGTGTCCTCCGGTTGCTGTTTGGAGGTAGATGGGTTTTTTGAGATCAAGTTGATCGATGATGGCAGCAGGCCGAAGATCGAATGTTTTGGAGATGGCATCGGCGATCAAGCTATCCGGGACGACACCAGTGCCGAATGTTTCAACATAAATGGCCAGAGGTTGGGCGGTGCCGATCGCATAAGCCAGCTGGATTTCACATCTTTTGGCAAGCTTTGAGGCGACAACATGTTTGGCAACCCATCGGGCAGCATAGGCGGCAGAACGATCGACTTTGGATGGATCTTTGCCAGAGAATGCCCCTCCCCCATGTCTAGCAGCCCCTCCGTAACTATCCACAATTATTTTCCGGCCAGTGACCCCAGCATCTCCCTGGGGACCACCGATCACGAAACGACCGGTCGGGTTGATGATGATGCGGGTGTTTTCGGTGTCGAGGTTTGGGTATTTATTGAGAACCGGTTGGATTACAGCTTGATGGAGATCATAAGTCATTTCCCTATGATCGACATCAGGATCATGTTGAGCAGAGATCAGGATAGTTTCAACCCCGATTGGATTTCCTTTGAGATCATAGGAGATGGTCACTTGGGTTTTGCCATCAGGTCGAAGATAGTCGATGAAACCCGAAGTCCTAGCCGTTGTTAGCCGGTGAGCAAGCTGATGGGCCAAAGTGATTGGAAGAGGCATGAGTTCCTGGGTTTCATCAGTGGCGAAACCGAACATGATGCCCTGGTCACCAGCCCCTTGGAGATCATAAGTTTCCGACACATCTCCTTTTCGCATAGATCGCGCCTCGAATGACCGATCGACACCCATGGCGATGTCCGGAGATTGACTACCGATTGCCAGGTTGATGCCGACAGAATTCCCATCGAAACCAAGCTTGCTGTCGGTATAACCGATCTGGTTGATAAGATCGCGAATGATCTTGGTGGCATCCACCCAAGCCGAGGTTGTGACTTCCCCAGCAACATGGACTTGGCCAGTTGTGACCAGAGTTTCAAGTGCGACCCTAGCCTCTGGATCTTTTTCGATGATGGCATCAAGTAGAGCATCCGAGATCTGATCGGCGATCTTGTCCGGATGTCCCTGGGTTACTGCCTCGGAGGTAAATAGTTTCATTGGTTATTCCTGTTCTGTGAGTTGCGGCGGGTTTTGAGATAAGTCATGAGAGCTGGATCTTTTGGATTAGTTCTGTGATCAGATTTGACTTTGCCATCGAGCCAGATAGAGCCACCAGCAACACCATCAAAGAACCCTCGAATGGGATCAACTCTTTGGAGGCACCAGAGGCGAACCGGGCAAGTTTGGCAGAGCGCCAAAGCTTGATCATAGAGCCATTCGTTTTCGAATAGTTCGGGATCAGAGTTTCGGCAATTAGCGCGATCAATTGGATCTTCCATTAGTCGAGATGGACTTTATAGACGGCAGTTGTTCGACCCTTGATTGGATCGATGAAGTGGAGCCTCTGGGATGGGATAGCTGTGGCGGCCAGCATGATGCCGGCATAGCGGTTATCACTCTCGGTTGAGCCGGTTTGATAAACAGCCCCAAGTCCATTAGCCATTGGGAATTCGGCATGTGTGTGATAGTGGCCGATAAATACATCTCTAAATTCCCAAGGGTAAGCCCCTGATCGCCATCGGTTCATGTGTTGGACGATTGTTGTTGGAGATGCGAAACCATTGCGACCAATTTCATCTCCATGAAGTAGGAGCGCCCGATAGTTTCCGATTTCAATTCTTTGGACATCTTCCGGACTATCTTCCCAGGTGAGCCGTTTTTCGTTTCGTAGTAATTGCCGAGCTAGTTCATAAGCCATCCGATCAAAGTTATCCGATCGGGGGATAGTGTCCCTTTTGGAACCGATGCGCCCATGGTTGCCCCATTCGGCCACGACTTTGACTTTTTCATAGTTAGCCAAAGCCTTGCGAACAACATCAACCAAGAGCCGGCCGACATTGACGTATTGATCAAAGATGGTGGCATCGATTTCGAATGCCTGGGTTGGGAAGTTAAACAACCCCTCAACCATGTCCCCTCCGAATGCGATCACACATTCTTTGACCGGATGATCGGCTCTTTGGATGTTAGTGATCGAAACAGCTTTGTCGGTGAATTGGAGAACCCTCCGGCGCATGACCTCTGTGTTGTAAGTAGTTGTTTTTTTTGCCCCTTGCCAATCGGTCATCACCCAAAGAGCAACCTCTGGATTTCGGCGTTTGTCCTTGATTGGAGTTGTGACCGGTGGAATTGGACCAAGTGCGATCATGGCATCCATAGCAGCCTGGCGAGTTACCTCGACAAGATGTTCTGTCCGATCTTTAGCTTGGAGGAGTTGTTGTTGAGTTCGGCGAAGAGCAGATCGCAGAGCTTGGATGTCTGCCGGTTCTTCCTGTGGTGGAGTTAGATCTTCGAGCATGAGCATTGTCCTAACCGATGCCGACTTAGAGTTTTAGAGTTGATGGTCAAGCCCCTTTTGGTAAGCGCGACCGCGAGAGTTTCAGTTTTCCAAGCCTCTAAGTTAGCCAGAGCCTCTTCCAGAATTGCCCGATCTTTATCATCCAGAGATTGGAGAATGGTCCGGACTTTACAATTTAGGATTGGACTTGGTGGATTGAGATCATCGAGTAGTCCCATTAGCTCTTTTCCCCTTTGGTTTTAGAATGGTTAGGTTTTTGATTTTGTCCATGGCCGAGAACCAAGGGAGATCATCTTTTTTGTAGTTTTCCAGGATCTCGATGATTTCATTGAGCATTTGTTGCCGGCCATGAAGAATGCCCGAATTGTAGGCAGCCTCATCAGCTTTTTTGACTTGATCATAAATTGGTGTTTGAGTTTTAGTTTTCATCTTTGGGTTCCAGATCTGTGAATGAGAGATTGAGAGATAGTCCATCGGTGGTTCGGACATTGTAAGAGCCGTTAGGTTGTTTTTTCAGGATGCGCATAGCCGTCAAAGCTTGGAGGATCTCATGTTTCCCAAAGTCGATGCCCTGGCAGAATTCGCAAGAGATGTCCTTAGAGAGTGGGAGATCATCAGGATGGCATTGAGGCAGTGGTCGAGTTTTCCGAGCCATGATCATTCTTTGCCCCAAGTGTCGAAGAATACTTGGATGGCGAACCAGAACAGCCCGAAGAGGAGAACCAAAGCCAGAGGAGTTGTTACCCAAGCCGGGAGCAGGTCCATGATCAGTTGAGGGATGGCCATGAATAGGAAGATGCCCAACATCAAGCTAATTGATTGGATTAGGAGTTTCATTAGAATGGGACATCCTTGTCATCGATTGTGGAGCTTTGGTTCCATGGATCGATCAGAACCGGAGCTGGTGAATTTGAGGAAACGACTTTGATGTCGGGACCAGTTCCCTTGATTACGATCGAGATGTCCTCGGCCTGGATTTCATAGCTAGTTCTTTTGGTGCCATTGGCATCAGTGAAGTCCTTTTGACGAAGATTGCCCAGGATCATGACTTTGGTTCCTTTGACCAAAGCCTTGGAAACAGCCTCGGCCGATCTCCAAGAGATAACATCGAGGAAACAGGTGTCCCCATCTTCCCAGGAGCCGGTTTCAGGGTTCTTTTTCCGATCGGTGGCAGCCACCCGAAGAGTGGCGAATGATTTGCCAGAGTTGGTTTGGCGCAGAACAGGATCGGCAGTGAGGTTTCCGATCATTGTGACGAGTGGCAGGGACATGGTTAGTTTTCCTTATCTTTTAGGTTTTGGACTTCTGTTCGAAGTTCTTGGATTAGTTTGGATCGTTCGGTGTTGGTGTCCGGTTGGTTGAGTTGGATTTCAACATAGTCCTCCGAATGTGGAGCTTCCCAAGCCTGGCACTCATCGACTTGCCAGACAGTTAGCCCATCATTAGTTGTTCCCTGATAGACGATGGTTTCGCCAAGTGTCTGAATGGTAGTTGATGGAGTGATTGTTTCCCCGAGTTCCTTGGAGAGTTCGGCAGCCCATTCCTCGACTTGGATGTGGATGTCCTTGATTTTGCCCATTAGGTGGTTTCCTTCCTGTTTCAGTGTAATTGGAGCCGGTGACTTAGTTCTCATTGATGAGGCGAGTTGTGGCGAATGAATTGACTTTTTCAAGCCAGAGAGAGAGTTCCATGGGAGTTTCCCAGGAGGCGGTTGGTCCGATCAGGTTCATCTTTTCGAGCATGTCCTGGATCAGAGCTCGGTATTGGTTATCGGTTAGGTTGATCTGGATCTGATCAAGGATCAGGAGATGACTTCCAGGGCCATTGACGATTTTAGGTTCTGGTTTGATGTTGGTTGAGATCATGATTGAGGTTCCTTCTTGGTTGGTGGTTATTTGATTGATGTGGATGTGAGTTGGACCAGAGAATACTTTTCGGCAGCCTGGGGAAGTTGTGAGAGCCTCGCCCATGTTTTTTCCATTGTGGTTTGATGGCCGATGTTTCGCAGTGTCCAGGTGCTTTTTGTTTTTGGATGCCAGATTGATGTTTTGATGAGGATCGCGTGAGTGTATTCCACTTCCCTCTCCAAGATGATTTTGCCCTTGTCCGGTGTTTTGGCAACCAGCTGGAATTTTGGTTGGAGGATTGTGTAAGTGATTAGGGAGCCGTTGATCTGTTTCATTTCGATTTTCCTTCTTGGTGGTTGGGTTTTTATAGTTGGATAGTGATTGCCCTGGGTGATAGAGGTTGGACTTTGTAATCATCAACATGGATCGCCCCATAGTGGATCAAGAGTTGTGCGGTCCTTGGTGTGATGTGGAGCCAGTTATTACTCAGAGGATTTTGTTTGGTCCAGAATGGTCGCCCTTTTAGGGGAATGACTTTACGGACTAAGATTTCGCCGGTCATGTTTGCCATTAGTTGATCTCCAATACTGTTAGAGCCTCGTCAAGGGCACTAATTTGTCCGAGATAGAATGCCATTTGTTTTTCGATGAATGAGATTGAGAATGGGAATTTGCTTCCTTCCTCCTGGGCGATTTTGAGATCTCTGTCCCAGTTCTTCAACATGGTTTGAGCCTTGTTTCGTTTTGCGATCAGTAGTTGTTCGATGTTCATTTTGATTTTCCTTCTTGGTTGTTGGTGGTTGGATTAGATGGCTAGACGGCCACATTCGCAAGTTGGGTTTTTTTCGCCGATCTCTTCGATCATGAATTGACGGAATTCGGTTCTCTCTTCAAGAGTGAAACGATAGCCTCCATCGAATGTTTTTGCCTGGCGAAGATTGTTTGAGATTTCGGAGAACATTGTGAAACCCATACAGTTGGAGCTTACGCAATAGATGTTTCCGTTTGATGATGACCAGATCTCTGTTGATCTTTTTTCGTTGATCATTTGTTTATCCTTTGTTCTTGGTGGTTTAGGCTTTTTGCCTATGTTTAGAATTTAGCAATTTTTTAGATCTTATGGAAGAGTTTTGGACAATTTTGTTGGGTGTGTTCGCAACGATTTTGTGACCTAAATTTGGGGCCGGCCTGGGTGGTTGGATAGGCAGTTAGGCCACCCAAGCCGGGGATCGGGGACATAGGAGCTATTTGTCCAAGTGTTGGAGCCGGTCGAGATTACGATCTCCCAAGCCGGCGGCAATTGCCAGGGCAATTGTGAAGATGCCAAGAGGTGCGCCGATGATCAGGCCGATGATAAGTCCTAGCCAGAACATTAGCCGATCGCATCCTTGGAGATTTGTTCTTTGAGATCATCGATGATTTGGATTGCCTCTTTTTTAGTGAGTTGGTTGAGGTGTTCGATTTCACGATTGAGGAGTTGGACGATGATGTCGTGCCGATCAGTTTGTTCTTTGTAACCTAATTTAGTGAGCAGAGTTTGGATCAGTTTGACTTGTGGAGCTGTGATTGGATCTTCCAGAATTTCACCGGTGACTTGATCGATTTGTTTGACTTCTGATGTTGTAGAGATACGAGTGACCGGAGGAGTTGGATTTTCCGATGCTGCCATTTCATCGGCAGTGTATAAACCAGCAAGATCGTTGGGGAATGCTTTTCGAAGAGCAAGAGCTTCGGCACATTTGGCGAGCATTAGTTTTGGTTTTGATTTCCAAAGTGATGTTGGATTTCCATCGCGATCAGTTTGGACGAATTCATCCCAATAAGCCACCGAATAAAGTGGAAGATCGAAACCAGATCGAAGAACACCGACCCTGGCGGCAACCGGTGGAAGATTACTAACCCAGACATCCTTCCAGATACCATCGGGACCACAGAATTCTGGTCCGACTTGTCCAGTGTATTGACGAGATCTCTCGGCAACAATTCGAAGTCCATCGATTGATGCCTGGATGGTCCATTTGGTTATCCAATTGTCGCCAGCTTTTGATCTCCGACCGATCATGTAAATTTGTCGGGCAAATGGATCAAGTCCTGTTCTTTGGGCGAAGTTGAGGAATACGGCGAGATCAGCTTGTGGAGCATTCTCAATTCCTACTTGTCGAAGAGCAGCAAGTTGGTATTCTGTCCAGAATTCTTGTTGGGCAGTAACAGCCAGGGATTTTGTTGTTGGTTGATTAGTCATTCTTTTTCCTTCTTGGTGTTTATTCGCAGAGTGCGAGTTGTTGTTAGGTTGTAGATACGATCATCACCGGCAGCCTCTGGGAATAGTTCCCCGAGTTTTTTGGTGTCGATACGTTTTGAGTTCGTTGTTTTATAGGTGAAGAGAGTTGCCCCTCCGGAGGTTGCGATCTCTGCCGAACCAATAGCCCCGATCAGTTGAGTTTTGATTTCATCCTTTTCGGTTTCAAGTTTTTTGATAGTGGAAGAGATTTCATCGTAACGAACAACCAGATCGATCACCTCATAACCGACCTCGACCTCACCAGATCGATCAGGATGAAGTTGGTTGAGATAGTCATCTGTCCAAAGAGCCTCTGGAAGTTGTGGTGGTTGCCCAGATTGGACGGCCTCCCAGACTTGGAGAGCTGATGCCATTAGATCAGTTGGTTTGAGATCACCATGACCGATCTTGATGGAATGATGAACGAGCCTCTGGCCTCCGATCAGTGCGATGACGTGGATGTGGTCCAAGCCGGAAACCAAGAGCTGCCATTGGACCTGGGCATTTACATCCTGGGGAACAGTTTTGTCCCATTCATCGCCTACGAACCCAGATCTGGTTTTGACCTCCAAAGCGCAACGACCATCCGGGCAACCCGAAACAAGCCGATCAAGAGATGCCCTAGCCCAAGGGTTAGAGGCATGTTGGATGATGCCGATGCGCCTGATCGTGAAGTTGTTTTGTTCAGCCCAAGCTTTGGCAACTGTGTCCTCTAATTGGATGCCCCAGAATGCTGCCTCCATGTTGCCGATAGCCGGTTCAAAGTTGCCATCAGGAGCCGAGAGTTTGTCGTTCCAGACATCGATGGCAGTTTTGTATTTATTTAGGCCGAGGATCGCAGGGATGTCGGTGGCAGTGATGCCGTTTTTACGTTCGGCAAGCCATTGTTCCCTGGGAGCATCGGCAGAGAGGACAAGGATGCCCTCTGGTGTGATTTTGCGATTAGTCATTTGTTTCCATTCTTTGAGGTGGAGCCATAGTTCCGGATTTCGAAGATGTCTTTGAGATCAGGATTTTCAGCCATGATTTTGCGGGCATAGAGTGCGCGATAGCTGTTGTTTAGTTTGTAGCCATCAACATCCTCAACCCCTTTGACGTGCCATTCCCATCGGAGTTTTTCGAAGAGAGTTGCGATGCCAAGTCTATTGTGACCCGCCGACATCCATTCCCGAGCTAGTTTGACGAGCTCACGATAGACAGCCGGATGGGTTTGGTGGAAGTCCTGGAACCGATCGGCCAAGGATTTTGGTCGTGGTTTTGTTTGGAATTCATCGAAGTCCGCGAAGAGATCAGAGGTTTCCTGATCATCGATCTTGGTGGTGGTTTCCATTACTTAGTCCTCCCGAATGCTGGATCGTTTGGATTGAGCCATCTTATGATCACCGGAATGGTTGCGACCCAGATTGAGTTTGCGACCGCGAGCCATTCGGCAGTTGATAGTTCGGTTGGTAATTTGCCGGTCGCGAATAGAGCAGCCAGGCAGGTTGCTAGGAATGCTCTTCCATAAGAGGCGAGGATAGCTTTGTTCATTTGATGCTCCTTGGTTTGGTTGGTATTGGATGGAATTTGATTAGGATTTCAGTTTTTGCTTCTGGGCCGTATTGTTTCCGAATTTGGGCAGAGATGATTTGACTATCATCCACCCAAGCCAAGCCATTCAACCCATCGATGATCTTGGCTAAATTGTCGAAGTCCGGTCGAATGAGATGAGGCCATTCACCGGCAAGAGCTTGATCTCTTTTCCATTGAGGCCATGACTTTGATGGTTCGAATGTTGAGATCAGAGTGAGAGTTATTGGACCAGTGTGTGGCGATCGGTTAGTGGCTTTGATTTCCCAAGCCGATCGGAGTTTAGTTTCGCCGAGCTTAGTTTTTGGATTGGTGTAAGTTCTTCCAAGCCTGGTGAAACGAGGTCGCCCTTTGGCGATTGGTTCGCCAGGGATTGTGAGCAGGATCGAATTGTTGATCATTGATTAGTCCTGATCAAGAGCTATGGTTTGAGTTTCATTTTCCGAAACACATTCACAGAGATCTTGATTTTCATTAGCAGCCTCATCGCCCCATTGAGGCAAGCCACAGGGACAATCTTCCCCTGATACATAGGCAGCAAGTTTTTGTTCTGCCTCATCAGCAGAGGAGGCATTGACGAAGTAAGTTTCGCCGGTAATTACAAGGAATGATCTTTGTGCGAGGGCCGTCGGGTCCAGGGCTTTTTCATGCGTGGGATCACCGACGGCTTGGTTCTCATTGTAGTCCATTGGGATGGTCCTTTCGAGGTGGTTGAGATCAGGTTTTGATCGTGAGATAAAGATAGCAAGATCTTCCGACATTTAGGTATTTTGTCCCTTGGAGCGCCGGCGATCTTCCGCCGTTTTAGCTTTGTGGCAAGCCAGGCAGAGAACCCGAAGATTTGAGATGTCGTTGGTTCCACCCTTGGAGATTGGGATCAGGTGGTCACATTGCCAGGAGCCGGGTTGGAGTGGATCGCCACAGAATTCACATCGGCCATGAGCTCTCTCAAAGCGGTGTTGCCGGTTCTTGGCGTATTGAGGATCTTTATAGTGTCGCCGATAAGGGTTCCGAAGATTTCGGATTTCCTCATCCAATTCCGGTCGATGGGTTGGGCAGTAGTTTTGTTGGGTTGGTATTCCACAGACTAAACAGGGCCGAGGATGAGCAGAGCCTCGAAGATGAAGAGGACATCTGGATTTTCCATCAGGTGTTCTCCTGCCACAGATCACACAAGATTTGGGTCGCATCCTAGTCATTAGTCCCCTCCACAAGTTCGGCATCGATCAGTTTTGGAATTAGTTTTTGGATAGTGAGCAGAACCACAGATCGAGCAGATGCGCAGCCTGGCTTTTTGCTGCCTGATAGCCGTCAAGCGTTTTTTCCGTTCGAGTTCCAAGAGTTCTTCCTCCCTGATCTGGATGAGCTGATCAAGATGGCAGGTTCGGCAGAGGTTGGTTTTTTTCATTGATGCTAAACGAATTCCACAGAGAGAACAGACATCGAGGTTGGGAGCTTCCTGGATGCGGTTGAGAATGTAGTCCCCTCCCTTCCTGATGTCGAAGTCCTCTCCACTAGGTTCGAGGGAGAGATTGAGTTGTTGAGCTTTGTTTTTGATTGATGAAACGGATCGGTCAAGGATCAGAGAGAGAACAAGGATGCCAGCTGATTGGTAAAGCCGGAGAACCTTGATCTCCCCTGTGGTCCATTCCCTTTTGGTCATGTAAGTCCTTTTAGGATCTCCTCAATAGCATCACCGATCATGGTGAGAGAGTTATCCCCAGATTTTTTGGAATGACGGTTAACTTGATGGTTAAGTGATGGTTTGGTGGTCAAGTGTGACCTCCTAGGTGTGTCACCGGTGGCCAGATCTAGGTGGTCATTCTCAACAATTCTCCCCAAGTCATCTGTGGATAACTTTGTGGAATTGAGGAGAGATGGTCGCCTGGTTAGAACATGAGCATGGATCTTGTAGGCGTTGGAGATGCGGATAGTTTTGCCATCCCTTTTGATGATCGTGCCTGTTCTAAGTTTGGAAACGACCCCAAGCTCGATGAGATCATGAACATGGCGGCGAACAGTTCTCTCTGATTGGCAGGCAAGTTGAGAGATGCGGCGATAGCTTGGCCAGCAGACACCATCGGCATCAGCGTGATCAGCCAGGATCATGGCGACCAGTTTGACCGGTGGCGGAGCCGTCAAGTATTCGAGAACCAGGGAAGTGTGTTTGATGGACATTCAGTTTTCCTTTTTGGCAGTGGCGGATTGAGGTTAGGGTTCTAGCCTCGATTAGATTGTAGTCCTTTTTTTTGGATTGCCCTGTTATTGATCAAGAGCCGGGAATAAAGAATGGCAGCCCCAGAGCCGTTGGGAACCGAAGTTCCGGGGATGGAGCTGCCATTTTTGCCACCACCAAGATGGACAAGTAAGAGCCTAGCATAAGAATGACCCTCCCATCAAGCCGAGGTTGTTGGCGTGTTGGATGGGAGGGCCATCGCCGATCGAGGGGAGATCGGCAGGGTTCCGCCTAGGGAGCAGGAGCCGGAGGCGGAAGTTTAGCGTTTCGCCAAGAACAGATTGGAGCAAGTTCGCATCGATGACGAGTTTCCTCTGATCTTAGTTTTTTGATTTGAGCTTCGAAGTCATTTCGCATTTGGGCGATTTCATCCCGATGTTTGAGTTCCAGATCAGCAAGTTTGAGTTGGAATTCTGTTCGGACGATGGAAACTTTTTTGTCTGCTTCTTTTTCGATCAGAACAATAAGTCGATCGGATGCTGCCACATCAGCTTTTCCTTTGTCGAGCCGGTAACGAATGAGGCCTCCAAGTATTCCCGAGATTACAGAGATGATGCCGATTAGAATGGCAAGTTCATTCCAAGAGGCGATTGTGAAGTTCATCTCTTAGTCCTTTTTGTCCTGTTTTTCCACAAGATCTTTGCCAGCACGAACCCAAGCCTGGGCGACCCCAGCTTTGTCGATCTTGCCGGAGAACATGATGATCGCCCCGATGATTGCCAAAGCCCCGAGAGTTGTAGCTAACCAAGTGACCCAGATACCAAGCCAGACATCACCGGCGAAACCACCAGCAGCAGCCCCTCCACCAAGAACAACCAGGAATGCGCCAAAGGATCTCCACCCGAATGATGCGATCAGAGCCAGAGCCTCACGAATGATTGGCCAAGTTTTTTTCATTAGAGATCAACCTCAACCGGTTTGATTGCTGATTTGATCAAAGGAATTGGATCGATGGTTGGATTAGTTGCCAAGCCTGGTTTGGTTCCAGCCATGAAGTGAAGATGATCGCCCGAAGTAAATTTGCCAGAATTTCCAGAATGGCAGATGACTTCTCCTCCCTTTACTTTGTCGCCGACTTTGAGTTTTGGAGCTTCGAGGAGATGATCATAGGCGAACACGAATGGTTTGGCTTTGCCATCTTTTGGATCGATCGCATAGCAACGAATTTCAAGTTGATGACCCAAGCCATCCGACCAGGCATTGAGAACCACAGTTCCAGAACCGACCGCGATTAGTGGAGTTCCAGATGGAATTGCGAAGTCGATGCCCCTATGTGGTCCTAGTCCAAGCTTTTTGCGCAGATCTGTGACGACACCGAAACGATCTCCGAGTTTTTTGTAATCTGCCGGCCAGTAAGTTTGGATTGTAGTCATGAACCTAGTTTTACCGAAGTGTCACGTTTAGGAGCCTGGACCTATCCACACCATCCGGAGGAGAGTATAGCCAGCACCGGTTTGAGTATTGAGTGCGGCAGTGGAGTTTTGATACGCTGCCAAGTTGATCACATCATTGATGGCTAAGTTCCAAAGTCCATCAGCTCTGTGACGGCTTATTTCTGTTCCGGTTGAGGCATTAGAACCAGAGCCATGGATGATTGTGTTTCCGTTGAGTTGGATCAGACAGTGCCTTTGACCAGTTATGTTGGTTACGAATGAAACTTGACCGGTGATTTGATAAAGCCCTGGAACAACACAAGTCAAGCCAGAGTTCCCGACAGTAACCCCATTAGCGGCGACATCGGTTCGGTTAGCCCAAGAGAGAGCTGTGAGAGTAGCGTTTGGAATTGATTGAGCAGCAGATTGGCGCATAGCACCCCAAGCCGGTCCAGTTGGTGCGAATGTGTTGAGGATAAACCAATCACGCCCATCAGTAGCCAGGAAACAAGATGCCCCTGGAACCGGACAAGTGTGAGAGGCCACTTTGATGCCAGAGATGTTTGTAGTTGAGCCGGCGATCTGGACAGTGGCAGTTCCATTGGATTGGACAGATTGGATCACACCCTGCCGAAACCGAATTCCAGCAGGAGCAGATTGAGAGATAGCTGTGACGAGATTGTTGAGATCAAGATTGGTCAAAGTGAAACCACCTGTCTAGCGTTAGCGGTCATAGGTTCTTGGGCTTGGAGTGGAATGGTTAGACTATCCAGAACCACAAGCCAGGGAGTTCCCTTGATTGTAAGAGTTACAACATCAAGAGGTTCCAAAGCCGGATTGACTATGGATGGCCATTTTAGAGTTTCCGATCTTCCTTTGAGCAGAGCCAAGAGTAAAGTGGCGGCAGCCTGGCAGATTGCTGTTGTTGTGAGTAGAGGAGAAGAATAGAACAGAGGGACAGCCCCATAACCTCCCAGGTAATAGGTTGGACTAAGTGGATTGGTGTCCCAGACAACAGCCCTGATCGGCGTGGAAACATTTGACCCTTCACCAGAGGCGATGACCCCGTTATAGACATTCTCAAAGCTTCCAGAGCTCTCGGCAGAGATAACCAGGTTGGTATTCCCAGAACCAAAGTCGAAGATCGGAGAATTTTGAGCAGGATCTCCGACCGGTATAGCTCTGGCAGTTCCCAAGCCATCAAAGTTGAGATCGTAACCATAGTCCGAGAATAGATCTCTGGCAGATGCCCAAGGATCAGAGTTTTCACCAGCCTCGAACACAAGTTGAGCTGTGACGGTTTCGGTGACGTTGGCGAAGTTAGTGGTCACTTGGCTCCATCGAGATTGGAGCAGAGCAGTTCCGGCAGTGGCCAAAGAGGTTCCAGCAGTTATTTGGTAGGGATCAATAAATTTGGCGCGAGAGATTTTTTTGGATCGATCAGAACCGGACCAAGAGATTGTTCCACCAGTTGCCCGATCAATAGTTGCCTCATCGGTTGAGAATACCCCCAAGGGGACAAGTTCCTCGGTTCCAGAGATGTTGAGGCCTCGATAGATAGTTATTTCCACGCCAGGCGTCATCAGATAAGTGAAGATTTCGTTGAGAGAATTGGATGCTGTTGCTGTGAATGTAACCGAGGCGGTTCGAGTTATGTTGCGCCTGGCATCCATAGTCACAGAGCCATCAACGAATGAGAGTTGTCCGATCTCTGTCCCAGTAACTTTGGAAACCGAGATCATGTTTCCGGTCAATAAAGTTGATAGGAATGTAGAGCTAACGGAATACATTATGGAACCGATGCCTCAACATAGTTGATCGCAACTTCTCGGCGCGGACTTGTCTGGGTTCCATAGAGTTCAAGCTTTGTTCCTTGGATGATGCGAATGTATTTGCTCCATCCGAATGGGCTTTCCAGATAGAGGACTTTTTGACTTTCCAGAATAGCTTTGAGAGTGTTCCATTCGGTCGAGTTGGTTATTGCGATCGTAAGAGCTCCATCCCATCCACCCAGAGCACCAGCAACGATCACAGGATAGCGTCGATCAAGTGGCCGGAATACCCCGAGATCTTCATAAAGATTTTCCTCTGGTCGGTTGATTACCGAGGCATCAAGGAAGTTGAGAGCAGCGTTTTCAGGGACTTTGATGTTCCAGGTGTTGAGCAGTGTTGGAGTGACCGAAGTTTGTGTCCAGTTAGATTGATAAGTGATGTTTGAGATTACACCGGAAGATCTGATGCGATAGTAAGCCACCGAGTTCCTGTTAGCCTCGTAGTCATAAAGTGTGAGAGTAGCTGGCTTAGTATTGGCGGCAGTAGAGTTGGCGGCCGAACCTCCTCGAACATCTGTCCAAGTGATTTGATCTGTTGATCTTTGGATCTGCCAGGTTTGTGGTCCGGCGAATGTAGTTCCATCAGTGAATGATGTGAATGCGCCGATCTGTGTCGATGTGAGATTAGCGTATAAACCGACCCCATCAAAGTATGTGAGTTCGGCAGCCGAGCAGCCGGTGACGGATAAACTTAAGCCGGCATAAGCGGCACCAGCAGGAGCTGTTCCTGTGACCGCTGTTCCGGACCAGGAGCCAGCTGGAAGTGGCCCAGTTGAGAATGTTGATTGGGACAGGAATGTTCCAGCGGAGTTATACCACAGGATCGCATGAGAGAACCCTCGCAAGCCGGCGAGATAAGTGTAAGCGTAGAGTGTATAAGATACGCCAGCAGTGACCGGGATGCCCGATGTTCCTGTTGGTGTAGTCATTGAGTTTGCGCCGGATGCTGTTGCTGTTAGCCTGGCCGAGCCTGTTCCGAATTTTGCGACAGTAGTTGATTGGGCAAGTGTTGAGTTTGCGCCAGCGGTCCATCCGGTTGTGTTTGTTTCAAAGTTGCCATTTGCCAGCAGGTTTGATGGAGCTAAGAGAGTGACCCTTTGGAGTGTTCCATCCCAAGTTGCGATCAGGTTCGGTTGTTGAGGAGCCGAAACTGATTGAGTAAGAGTTGCGGCAGTTGTCCAGGCGCTAACTGTGTCCAGGGAGGCAGTGCCATCCTCGCGGAATCGAACAGTTTGGGCATAGACGTTATAGGTTCCATTTGGGACGGCAGTTGTTAGGGTAACATTTACAGTTTGGGAGCCGGTTGCGGTGAAGTAGGTGTCGGCGTAACCGGTGGCAACTATTGTTCCAGTGCCAGCCCCTGTTCCACCACTCTCAACTTGGACACCGGTTCTGATCTTGCGCAAGTTTTGCCAATCGGCAGTTGATGCCTCCCAATCGATTGTTGCTGTGGTTGTTGTTGCGATCACAGGATAAGTTTGGGAAGAGCTTTGGTTGGCGACAGTGACCGAGGCTTTTTTGAGTGTGTAGATTGTTGCCCAGACATCAGCAGTTTGGACATAGGGGCCAGAGGATCTTCCATCGAACCATTGGATGCGCAACGAGCTGGTGTTGTAGGTATAGCCTACATTTAGGAGATTGGCTTCTGTTGAGGTAAAGGAAACCCTGCTGTCGGTGTTGATCTGGCCAGTTGATGCTGGTGGAGTTTCGAATGATCGATAAGTATTGACCCCGATGTAAGTGTTATTTAGGCCACCCTTCCATCGGATTGAGCTACCTATCCGGCAGGCGAATTCATCAGATGGAATGGATGGCGCAGCCAAGCCCAGGCGAACAGTTCGCGAGGAAGTGTTTTGGTTTTCCACATAAGTGAGATCAGAGTTATCTCCCAAGGATGTGGTTATTCCAGCAGATGTTTGAGCGCCACCTCCAAAGTTGATCAGGTTGCTGTTATAGCCGGAAACATAAGATGTTGGACGAATGACGTATTGAGGCATTTTATTGAGATCTCAATTCTTTGACGAGAGCCATAAGAGCTTTGGAGATAGCATCTTCCACAACCGGACCATCAGCATTTCCCTGGATTGTAACCGAAACAGCCCCAGGGGAGATTGTGACCGGTGCGATTGGTTGAGCACCAGCTTGGATTTGACCCAAGATGCCAGTGACCCTTTGTTGTTCCGCGAAACTTGTATTGTATTGGGCGATTTGTTGTTCGGTTCCAGAGGCAAGAGCCTGGGCGATCTCACCACCAGCAGCAGCCCCCATCAGTTTGATTTGGGAGAGAGCTGATTTGTTTAGCCCCATAGTTTTGAGGATCGCAAGATTGTTGATGAAGTTAGCGGTCGCAGTGATTTGAGATTGTAAAGCCGTCAAAGCCTGTTCGAATGAAGTGATGACCGGTTTCACGATGTCGGTCATGTTCCAAGCCTTCATCGCCTCTTTTGCTAAACCAGCACCCTTTTCGATTTTGTCTGCCAAAGTGTTTGAGGCTTTTGTAATAGCATCGCCCTGTTTTCCGATCAGAGCCTCGATTTGGTTGTTGGTTTCCGAGGTTGCGAAGTTTTCCTGGTAAATAGGCGATAAAGCTTTTAGGAATGCTTTTGAGGCAGCATCGGCAGGAGCAAGTCTGCCTCCTTGTTTATCAAGTTCGGCTTTGGTTTTACCCCATCCCTCGGCGATAACAGTATTCCAGACATCTTGATAAGCTTTGGCATCACCCATGGCGGCGCGCAGGAGATCTTTTGGATCTCCACCAAAGTTGATGAATTGATTGACCAGATCAGCATCAGCAAGCTTTTGAGCCACAGTTGTGGCATCTATGTTAAACAAGCCCTCATCGAATGCCTGGACAGCAGTGTTGGAGAGATTAGTTGCGGCAGTTCTAGCAGCCTGGGTTTTTGAGGCAATACCATTGACGAAACCCTCTCCAAAGTTAACACCAATTTGATGAGTGACTTTTGATGGGGAGGCGATGCCTAGTTTTTCCTTTATCCAATCGATGGCATCAGTTACCGGTTTGGAAACAGCAGCCAAGAGTTTCGATCCAAAGTCCCTAAACCCATTTAGGAAACCCTGAACCGCATCATCAGCTAAATTGGTCATCCAGGTGACTAAATTACGTAACCAAGAGCCGACAGCCATGACCGCATTCCCGACCCATTCGGTAATCGAATTCCAGACATTTTGGAATGTTTGACCAAGTTGTTTAGTGTGTTGAGCAATTAGAACAGTAACACCGATAAGGGCAACAACCGCAATCACAACCAAGCCGATTGGGTTGGCATTTAGCGCGATGTTGAGGAGCCATTGAGCAGCGGTCCAGGCTTTGGTTGCTAGTTCCGAGGCAAAGATCGCAACCCTATGAGCAACCAGAGCAGCCGTTTCAGCCACCCAAGTGGCAATTCTTTTCACGCCGGCGGCGATGTAGGCATAAGTCGCAGTTATGGCCGAAGTTGTAGCTGTGGCAATAGATTTCAAAGCTAGTGCGAATTTGCCTCCGGCAGTGTCCGCGGCGAATGCTGCCCCTTGCGCACCTCTTAGCACGATGATCATGTTTCGCAATTGACCAGCGGCATTGATAGCCATTGAGGACATTTTGGACAAGCCTGTGGCCACAGCCCCGATCGCAGAGAATAAACCACCAAGGATGGAAGTCATTGGGCCGAGAACAGCCAGGAAGAGGCCAGCCCCAAGAATAAAGTTCTTTTGACCCTCATCAAGTTTTCCGAACCAATCTGCGAAACGATTGATGGCCGGGACCACGTTGTTAGTAATAAAGTTAGTCACTTTGGTCATGATCGGGAGCAAGGATGTCCCAAGTGTTTCCACAGCCTCTTTGAGTTGGACATTTGCGATCTGCCTTTGACCAGCCTCTGTTTGAGCAGCCTTAGCAGCCTGGCCACCGACAACCCGATTGACCTCTTTGTAGATAGCGGCGAAGTTGCCCGATTTGAGAACAGCCTTATCAAGTCCAGGGATCATGCGGCTGAGGGCCGTTGTATTTCCAGCATAAGCTTTGGAGAGTTTAGAGGCGGCCTCATCGACAGAGATACCCTTGGCAGCGGCGATGTCCATTGATAGAGCAGCCAATTGTTGAGCTTTGCCGACATCCTTGGTCGCAGTGATCAAAGAATTTAGAGCCGGACGAAGTTGGTCATCCGATACCCCAAGGAGTTTCCCCTGGGCAGTTATCCATTCCTCTGTTTGGGCGATCTGTTCTTTGGTTGCGTTAGCAGTGTTTTGGAATGTTGTTGCCAGGATCGTTTGAGCTTTGGCATCCTCGGCAGCGGCATCAGCGGCTTTGTATAAACCAGCCCCAAGAGCAGCAAGTGGAAGAGTTAGGTTCCGGGTCATGGATGAACCGACACGACTTAAATTTTGACCGGTTCGCGTGGCAGAGCTGCCTATTTTGGCCATGGCACCAGTGAAACCACCGGCGGACATTAGAGCTTTTTTTTCGAGAGCATCCAGAGAGGCGCGGGCGCGATCGATCTGTCGCATGTCTGCTGTGCCATAGACAGTGACTTTGACGGCCATTGATTAGAACCTCTCCCCTGCTTGATCAAGTTTAGTTTGGAGGTCACGTTCGGCAGATTTGACGGCTTGCTCGATTTCGGTGAGAACCGATTTGCCGACTTCATCCCAAGCCGACCACAAGAACCGGCCAGGTTGCCCATAGCGGCGCGTTAGGCTCTCGATTAGTCCTTTTGCCTGTGGAGTTGCTCCTGTGGTCGTAGAGCCGGCAAATTCGAAGATTGCGGCACGAATTCCAGGAGGAGCATCACCCCATCTTTGATCAGAGGCATTTCCACCTCCGGCAGTGGCAACGACTTGACCCAGGAGATTTTTTTGTGTGACTTTGACCTTCCAATCACCCTTTGGGTATTTAGTTTGCGCCCGAGTTTTTACTTTGTCCAAAGAGCTACGGATCTCCTTATTGAGTTTTTTTCGGAGAGCGGGTTCGAATTCTTTTAGGGCAATCATTGTTTCCTTGACCCCTATGATCTGGACATTCGTGTTTTGTCGAGCCATGTTATCGCCCTCTCATAGATTTCAAGTCGGCCTCTAAGCGTTGGCGTTGAGCCTCGCGGTTTTGATCTTCCAGGAGATCAATAAGAGCCTCGAAGATCTCTGGATCGCAAGTTTCCAAGTTCAAGCCGAACCCAGCAGCAAGCGCCACCGATGCGATCAATCGCGCGGCGCTTTTGCTTCCCCCAAGTCATCGGCTTCGATGAATGCGATCAACTTTTCCGCCTGATCTTTGTCCATGGCACCAATAGCCACAGCCTGGTCGATCTGTTTGCGAGATGGTCGCAGATCTATCTCGGCAACGTTATCGACCCAATCTTCGAATTTGATGTCCGAAGTGATGTCCCCTTGACGGCGACCAGCTAGATAAGCTTTGTAGGCAGTGGTTATGTTGTCATCGATAACCCAGCCGGCCTTTTCCAAAGCTGCCAGATCTCTGGGAGCTTTGATGTCCTCGCCGACCCCAATTGTGATGCCAATTGGAGCCGAGCCGTTTAGGAATGTGATGGTTCCTTTGATCATTTAGTTGTTTCCCCTCTTTTGTTTATTAGTAGAGTTTTTCGGTATTGATTAGGACATAGTTTAGGGCAGTTGTTCCAGAGGCTTGTGGCACGACAGGGATGCCAGCAAGTTCGATCTCAACAGGGCCACCCTTTGGATCAGCATCAGGGAACGCGGTCAAGAATGCGATCTTGGAGCCAGTAACTGTGAGAGTGTTGCTGGCGTTGTTGTTTTCCCTGAATACCAAGTTAACTGAACCAGTTGGAGCAACTGTTGCGATTGCTGTTCCAGCAGCGCCTCCGGTTACAGTTTTGCGGAATTCGGCTAAGTCATCAGGAATGATGGTTAGTTTGATGGAATGTTCTTGGACACCCTCATAAACATCATCAGCCTCAACAGTTGCTGATGGGTTGATCGCAGTGATGTTGTTTTTGATTGTTAGTTCTCCACCGACAACCCTGGCATTTACCAAAGTTGAGCCGATCACATCGAGCTGGAATGTTCCACCAAGAGGAACAAGGAAACTCTCGGATGCTGTTTCATCAGCCCATTGGATAACAGTTCCAGCAGCACCAGCCTGGGCGACACCATTGGCGTTTGTGACCGCGAATGTTGTTGATGTTGGAGCAGGTGATGCCAGAACAGTGAAGACACCAGAGTTTGCGAGGTTAGTTGTTCCGGTGATGGTTACAGTGTCACCAGCAGCCAAAGTTTGTGAGCTTGTTGTATAAGTTGCGGTTCCTGATGAGAATGCGATTGAGGAAACTGTGAATGATGTTGCCGGTGCGAATGCGGCCGGATAAGAGAATACAGTTCCAGCAGCCTTGACCGATAAATTGACCGGGTTACTTCCATCCCATTTGAGAGAGAGCTCGTCGATCTTACAATCACGAATTGCCTCGTTGGTGGATGCTAGTCCCTTAGTGAAGATTGAGAGATAAGGAAGATCACCGGTCGAATAGGTATGAGTATAGGGTCCAGGAGCCGAACCGGTAACAGTGTCGGTTCCAAGTGCGCCTAAGAGCCAAAGCCCCAAAGTGCGAGTGTAGGAGGGAGAATTGATCGCAACACCATTGGCAGCAGTGTGACGGACAACATTGTATTGAGCACGACGGCCAGCTGTAACTTCCAGAGGATCTTGTGAGATCTCAACGGACACAGGAGTGCCACCGGTCAAGCCGTGAGCATACTTTGGAGCAGTTGCCAAAGTTCCCTTGGCTCCTTGCTTTGCGACACCGGTGACGGCAGTGATTTTTTGGATTGGCATGGTTTAGGCCTCCGAGGTTGATGGGATGGTTGGGTTCTCGGACACCGGAGCAGGAGCCGAAGTTTTCTTGGAGCTTGACTTGGATGTGATAGTCGCAAGTCCTTGGTTTAGGAGGAGATCAGCAATTGGATCAAGAACATCGTGATCGCCAGGTTCGAGTGATACAGATTGATCGACACCATCCAAAGTGATCGAAACTTGGATGCCATCAGTGGTTGTTATCTTTGCCATGGTTTTATCTTCCGATAGGTGTCACGCCAGGAATGCCTGGCATTGGATTGAGAGTTTTAGGACACCCTCGCGGGCGTGTCCTTGTGGATCGGCGAATGCCCCTTCATAAGAGCCTCCGACAATTTCCGCGATCAGAACGACCCCTCCCAAGAATGGAGCAGAGCCGATGATGTTGGCGATCTCGGCGGCAGCCGTTTTGATTTCATCCCTGATCTCTTTGGCATCAGCGCCGGTTTTTTTGTCGTAGATGTAGATAGAGAGTTGGAATGTTTCGTTGCGGGTAACGACCCCAGTGGATGCCAAAGATTGTTCCCAATTTCCGACCTCCTCATCAACCCAGATGTGTTGTTCTTGTGGCCGGCCAGCAGGAATGCCAAAGTCTATTTGCCAAGCCGAGAGATTAGTTGAGGCTTGGAGAGCTGTGACCAGAGCATCCTGGGCATCGAATGAAGCGGTTTGGAATGCCATGATTTATCCGATGCCATAACCCTTCCGACCGAATTGATCGATCGCAGCATCGACATCAGGGATGCCTGTAATACCATCCCGACCGGCAATTGTAAGCCGGAAGAGTTGATCGCCGATTGATGTGGCAGTTGCTCTTCCAGGGAGATCGGATTTGATGAGGTATTCCCTAGCTAGGATCAAGCCGGCGCGAATGATTGCCCCAGGAGGACGATCATAGCCGTGAGAATAGTGAAGAGAGATGTTCCTTTTGCCCCATGGCCAAGCCGGGAAGTCGTTATTTGCCGATCGGTGAAGAATGTTGTCATCGATTTCAACATCATCGATTTCCGTTTGAGTTAGAGCAGTTCCATTGATGCTGGCCGAATAGAGGGATCGGATTTCAAAGTCTGGGCAGATGAGATCACGATAGTCGTTTCCATAGAGGAGTGGATGATAGCCCCTGTTCAGATCGGGAGCAGTTCCATTGAGTGTTGTTCTCCGACCACGTGGCACGAATGCCACCGAGGCAGCCCTTGGCCCTTCAATTACATCTTCAACCCAGTTCCTGACTTGTTGGAGAGCAGTTGTTGGGTATTTGACGAGATCAAGGAATGCCCTATCCATAGTCCGAAGATCAGAGATCTCAAAGAGATAACCTCCGACCAATTCGATGGTGTCTGTCCAGCTTACAGATTGGCCTCCTGGTTGAGTGACCGCTGTGTAGATAACCGAATAAGTGTCGAGTTTAGGCAGAGAGGCATAAGGGATCGAAGCTTGGACATGACCAGATTGGTTGGTTGGTGTAGCTGTATAAACCAAAGAGCCAGCCCCATTATAGACGAGGCAAGTGACCGGTGTTGTGACGTTGGTGTGTGTTCCAGTGTCGTCTGTGTAAATTCCTGTTATGGCATAGGAGCCGGTTGTTAGTTGTTTGATGCGATAAGTTGCCATCAGATTGGATGAACCTCTCCTGGGTTATTTGGTGGCCGTTTCGCCTTTGGATTTAGTTGCTCTCTCGGCAGTAGCTGGAACAGCAACCCCAGCCCCGATGAAGTAAGCGGCAACATCTTCGGGAACCGATGCTGTTGTTCCTGCCTGGTATTCGTAGGATTGAGGTCCATCAGCTGTGGCGATCTGGTAGTTGCCATAAGAGTTAAACGTGATCTTCATTCGGATCTCCTCGATTTTTTGTTGTTCTTATCTTCGCAGTGGTGTCACGAACGGATCAAGTTGATACCAGCCAGGAAACCGAATGCCCTCCGATTTTGTCGGAGGGCATCAGGTTTTGATTTGTTTTTAAGCGTTGTTGCTCTTCAACAGAACGACCGCATCCTTGTTCCAAGGAGTTCCACCTAGACGAGCCAAGCCGTAGAAACGGACATTCGGCGCGGCAGTGTAAGGATCTCT